TGGGCAAAAGACGCAGTTCCAACTCCTAGGGGTTGGGCAAGTCCTAAAGGGGAACTTTTAAAATCAGGTAAAATTAGTCAATCGGAGATTGATGAATGGAATGCTAAGACCAAAGGCGTAGCAGCAGCTCCAGCACCAGCTCCAAAACCTGAAGTTTTGAAAGAAGCTCCAGTTAATGATAAGGATTTGACATCTTATAGCAAGAGCGAATTACTTGCGCTTGGATCACAATACGGCCTAGACTTAGATAGATCTATGTCAAAATCTAAATTAGCAGAAGAACTCGAAGACCATTTACTAGCCGAATAGATATTATTTTATCTAAAGGCTAAATTATGAATGACAACTTCGAATTAACTGAAAAAAATCTTTTATTATATGCTGCTAAGCATTATCATAATCCTCTAGGTGCGAGCTCTGATGAGTTCGAAGAGGATTTAAAAAAGTTTAAGTATATTAAACGACTTGTTAACAGGTACCTTGATGGTGGTGAGTTGTCAGAGAGATTGATAATGAACCACCTCATTGTTGTTTTTAATGTATTTGGGATAGAGGCCGGTGTAAAGATCTTAGGATTGAAATTGGAAGGAAGGCACTGGCCAGTAGTTAAACCCTTCCTGCTCTATTTGAAATATTTGAAAAATGATGAGTTTACAAATATTCCAATGGACAACAGCGTAGTGGAAGTATTAAGGAAAATATAAATGGCACTTTTACAAAGAGCAGCAGACCTAGTATATACGTTTAGATTCTTGAAACTTCTTGTCACGCCTTGGGATAAGATGGAGGCTTTCAAGTTAGGTCTTATTGATGATGATGGTAAGAGAGTCAAGTCAGTAAAGAAAGACGATCCCAAGAAAAAAGCAGCATACACACCATTCCACAGATTAGTCTTTAACGTTAAGAGACTCATCAACAAAGCACCCGGCGGAAAGTCTAAGATAGCTTCTTATCTTGCCGGTTTATATCTCATCAAAGAAAATGGAAATCTTAGTGATGATAGTCTTTTAAAGATCACAGAAGAGTGCGGATATGAGCCTCTAGATTTTTTATCAGAAAGTGTGAATGAATGGTTCGTAATGGACGAGAAACTGCTCGCGCCCGGCCGCTATCGAATATATAATAGTAAGATTGTCAATAGTACGTTTGAAGAGTTAGTCAACCCAAAGGATAAGATAATTGTGGAACCACATTGCTATCCTGTTGGAGACGTATTTGGTGTTGACGTTTATAAAGTGAGGCATGAGCAAACTAACCAAGAAGTATATGTAACACTCGGAGAGTTATACAAATGACCAATGAAAATGTAGCCATGCCAAGTATGAACACCACTGCCGTCGCCGGCGCAGGGAATGATAAAGATACAGTAGTTGTTAAGAAGAAAAAGAAAAAAGATCAATATCCCGGATATGAAGAAGTCGTTGCAGTTGATATGAGATTGAAGGATCAATCCAAGCCACGACTGTTAAAAAGATTTAGAAAATTTGCGGAGGAAAAATAATGCTTTCAATAATTGGATCTCTAATTGGATTTGCTGGTTCTGCAGTTCCTGCAGTAACTGACATTTTCAAAGAAAAAGATTCACGTAAACATGAATTGGATAAGATGAAAATGATGGCCGAGCTTAAACAGCAAGGCATGGACTTTGATCTTAAGATGTATGATACCATGGGCGCAGATAAAGAACATCAGCGACTAATGGAACATGATATAGCTATATCCAAAGGCACAGGTTTTATGTCTGGCTTGCAGAAGTCAGTAAGACCTGTCATCACTTATGCCTTTTTTGGATTGTTCGCAACAATTGAAATAACTCTATTGATGGACGCAATCGAAAAAGGTACCGAATTTAGTGAGGCTATCAAGCTCTTATGGGATGAAGACACAAAGGCAATCTTTGCTGCAATCATTTCATTTTGGTTTGGTTCTAGGGCTATCGAAAAAGCTCGCAAAAAATAAGCTTTACCTAAATTAATTCCTTTACAAAGTGCCCATGTTATGGTATAATAACATGGTAGTCAATTTTAACTAAGACATTTTACTTAGGAGTGCACGTATGTCTCAAAACCAGTTACCAACCTTGTACCAGCAATTTATCCATCTATCACGATATTCTAGGTGGCTGCCGGAAGAAGGTAGGCGCGAAACCTGGGCAGAGACAGTTTCTAGATATTTTGATTTTTTTGACGGTCATTTAAATAAGATGCATAATTTTAAAATAGGTGATACTAGAAAAGATTTGGAGGAAGCTGTTCTAAGCACAGGCGTAATGCCATCAATGCGCTGTCTCATGACTGCAGGAGAAGCGTTAGATAGAGAAAATATTGCAGGATATAACTGTTCATATGTAGCAGTTAACAGAGTACAAGCGTTTGATGAAATTTTATATGTTCTTATGAATGGAACTGGTGTAGGATTTTCTGTTGAACGTCAGTTCGTTTCAAAACTTCCTGAAGTAGCAGAAGAATTCTTTGAAACCGATACTGTCATTACTGTAGCAGATAGTAAGCTAGGATGGGCTAAAGCTTATAAAGAAATTATTGCCCTATCGTACCAAGGACAAATTCCCAAATGGGATTTATCGAAGGTAAGACCCGCCGGAACTCCGCTCAAAACCTTTGGAGGCAGAGCTTCCGGTCCTGAGCCCCTGGAAAGACTTTTCCAATTTACAGTGACCACGTTTAAGAACGCGGCGGGCCGCAAGTTAACATCACTTGAATGCCATGACATCGTGTGTAAGATTGCTGAGATCGTGGTAGTAGGAGGTGTTCGTAGATCAGCTCTTATTTCTCTTTCTAATCTTAGCGATGATAGAATGAGACATGCAAAAGCTGGACAGTGGTGGACAGACAACAACCAAAGAGCACTCGCTAATAACTCAGCCGCATATACAGAGAAGCCTGACATAGGTATCTTTATGGATGAGTGGAAAGCTCTCTATGATTCTAAATCAGGTGAACGAGGAATGTTCAATCGCCAGTCGGCTACAAAGCAGGCTAATAGAAATGGAAGGCGTAATACAGAAGGATATGAATACGGAACAAATCCGTGCTCAGAAATCATCTTGCGCGATAGAGAATTTTGTAACTTGAGTGAAGTTGTTGTAAGGCCGGGCGACACAGAAAAAACTCTTCTTAAGAAAGTAGAGTTGGCTACTATTCTTGGTACATTCCAATCAACACTCGTAAATTTTAAATACGTATCTAAACACTGGAAAGTCAACTGTGAAGAAGAAAGACTTCTTGGTGTTTCTCTTACAGGCATCATGGATAATGAACTTACCAATGGAAAGAAAGGTGGCCTAGAAAAACTTTTAGAAAAACTTAAGGACCATGCTGTCGAAACTAATAAGATCTGGGCTAAAAAGATTGGGATTCCGGTATCCGCTGCTATTACTTGCGTCAAACCGTCAGGAACTGTTAGTCAGCTCGTTGATGCTGCTTCTGGTATTCACGCTCGTCATAACCCCTATTATATTAGAACCGTAAGAGGAGATAAGAAAGATCCTCTTACACAGTTTATGGCAGATCAAGGATTCCCAGTTGAAGATGATGTTATGAATCCAAGTCATACATCAGTCTTTTCATTTCCTATGAAAGTAGATTCAGGTGCCGTGTTTCGTACAGATATGACAGCCATTGAGCAATTGGAAATCTGGCTTACTTATCAAAAGCATTGGTGTGAACATAAACCCTCCGTCACGATATCTGTTAAAGAGCATGAATGGATGGAAGTTGGATCATGGGTATGGGAAAATTTTGATTGGATGAGTGGAGTATCATTCTTGCCTTTCAGTGAACATACGTATCAGCAAGCTCCTTATCAGGATTGCAGTAAGACAGACTATGAATCTGCTGTAAAGGCTATGCCTAAAGAAGTAGATTGGGCTGGATTGGCAAAGTATGAAGAATCTGATATGACAATAGGAGCACAGGAGTTAGCTTGTGCCGCTGGTTTCTGTGAAATCCAGTAATGTTCAGGTGGTGGATCGAGTGTATCGATTGCGATGGAGAAGTCCTAATCGATACTGAAGAAAACGTACAGCCTGAATTTTGTCCATTGTGTGGTCTTGAATGTAATGCAGGGGAGATAGATTCCAGTGAATAAATATCCACATGGAGTGGATATATCAAGACAATGAATTTGTTACAGCACCTGAAGAATATCAGGGCTTTGTGTATGAAGTAACAGAACTCGACACAGGTAAGAAATACATTGGGAAAAAATTCTTCTGGAAAACAAGAAAACTTCCAATCACCAAAACACGTAAGAGAAGAGTGGTTGTTAGAGAGGAGTCTGATTGGAAAACTTATTTCGGCTCCTCACAATCACTATGTCAACTTGTGGAGGCTAAGGGAAGAGATGCGTTTAAAAGAGAAATCTTAAGACTGTGCAAGACAAAAGGTGAATGTTCTTATTATGAGGCTAAGGCACAGTTTGACAATGACGTTCTCTTGAGTGATGAGTATTTTAATGAATTCATTGGATGTAAGATACATTCAAGACATATAAAAAAGTGAAAAAAGTCCTTTACAACGCGATTCAGTTGTGGTATAATAAACTATAATGATAATGACGGAATAAACTATATACGAGTTTTATAATGATTCTAATTGACTACTCAGCAATTGCTGTTGCAAACGTCCTAGTGATGAAGATGGACGTCAAAGAAAATCTCATCAGGCACATGATTCTAAACTCATTGCGCGCTTATCGCAAGAGGTTTAAAGATAATTATGGTGAGTTGGTCATATGTTGTGATGGATCTAATAACTGGCGTAGGACAGTCTATCCTGAATATAAAGCCAGCCGCAGGACTAGTAGAGAAAAGTCTCATCTTGATTGGGATGAGCTATTTAGAATTATTAATTCAGTCAGAGATGAACTGAAAGAAAACTTTCCGTATCATGTTTGCCATGTTGAAGGTGCAGAAGCTGATGACATCATAGCACAACTAGCATATAACACAGCAACCTTTAACCACTATGAACCAGTTCTTATTATATCTGGTGATAAAGATTTTGCTCAATTACAGGTCATGGATAATGTAGAACAGTTCTCACCCATGACTAAGAAATTCATCGAAGAGCCTAATCCAAGATCTCATCTCATGAATCTTGTGCTCTCCGGTGACACGTCTGACGGAGTTCCAAACGTCCTTTCCAACGACAACGTGTTTGTCGAGGGACTCCGTCAGACACCCCTATCTAAGAAAAAGCGAGAGATGCTAGCCGATGATCCTGAATGTTTAGGAAGTGACGTGTATAGAAACTTTCTAAGAAATCAAAAAATGATAGATCTTACAGAAATACCGTCTTCTGTAAAACAGGACATTATAAATAATTTTAAAGGACAAGATCCTTGGACTAACAAAGGTAAGGTGTTTCCTTATCTGGTCCAAAACAGGCTTAAATCATTGCTTGAAAATGTACAGGAGTTTATATAATATGGCAAACACTATGCAACTTCTTGTTTGGGAAGTGCTTGACAAGATGAACAAACAACGTTCTAAAGCTGAAAAAATTCAAACTTTACGTGATAATGATTCATGGGCTCTTAAGGATATCCTTAGAGGATCCATGGACTCAACTATAGAATGGAACCTACCTGAGGGTGCTCCTCCTTACACGCCATGTGAAGAGCACAATCACCCAGCTCACTTAACTAAGGAAAATAAAAAATTTGCCTATTTAATTAAGGGTGGGAAAGGTGACCACATGCCTGCGTATAAGCGGGAACGCGTGTTTATTGGAATACTCGAAGGGATCAACCCCAGAGATGCGGAGCTAGTCGTAGATATGGTACAAAAGAAACCACCAAAAGGAATTTCAAGACCCATTGTAGAGGAGGCGTTCCCAGGACTATTACAAGACAACGCTTAATGCATCACATTTCATCAACAACTAGCAAGCTACAGGTGTTTCTGCACAAGAAATTCGTGTGGCTTTTTTAC